GCGTAAGGCTATGATTAGCGGTGATGCTGAGGAGGTTATGGGAGCCTTGGGTGAGGCTGAGTTGCGAGAATTATCTGAAGAGATGAAGAGTTTAGATGAGTGATGTTCTTGACAGAATATACCAGAGGATGTACTTTGACAAGGCATTCTTTGCTGAGACGTTGTTAAGTGATACGACGACTCAGAAGACTCCTGATTTCCACAAGCAGATATACAATGCTTTGGATTCAGATGAGCGTTATATAGCTTTTATCTGCCCTCGTGGTCATGCCAAGTCTACTACTACGACAAAGATTCACGTAATACACCAGATATGCTTTGGTTTAGCTAACTTTATCGTTATCATCTCTGAATCACATGACCAGTCTAAGGATTTGCTGAAAGAGGTCAAGGATGAGCTGGAGTATAACGAGAAGATACACCAGTATTTTGGCAAGTTGGGTGGTGAGGATGTATGTGAGCGTTGGACTGAGGGTGACATTATCACCGCCAATGGTATTCGTGTTCTTGCTCGTGGTAGTAGACAGCGTATTCGTGGTATTAAGTTCAGAAATAACCGTCCAGACTGGATTATTCTTGATGACTTTGAGTCTGAGTCCAATACAGAGACACCAGAACAGCGTGATAAGCTGAAAAAGTGGATTGATGGTTCTGTCCTCCCTGCTATTGACCCTTTGAAGGGGAAAATTGTCCTTATCGGAACGATTGTTCATGAGGATTCATACCTAAACAACATCAAGGAAGATAAAGAAGGCAAGATGGGCTGGAAGTGTCTTGAGTTTAAGGCACTATACAGGGACAAAGATGGCAATATAAGGGCACTCTGGCCTGAACGTTACAGTGTTTCTTACCTGAATAAGCTCCGTGAAAAGGCTGCTCACTCTGGCAGAGAGTATTTGTTCTTTCAGGAATACATGAATGAGCCTATGCCCCCTGGTGGAGGTCTTGTCAAGCCTGATTGGATTAAGTATAAGAACACTGAGATTGAGTATGAAGAGGGCATCTATTGGGTAAACGAGGATGGTGAATGGGTTAATGCAGCCATATTTGTTGCTCTTGACCCTTCTACTGGTAAGATTGGCGGCGATATGACGGGTATAGCTGTCCTTCTGGTCACTTCTACTGGCAATTACTACATTGTTGAGGCTGAGGGCAAGAGGTTAGACACGCTTCAGTTGGTGAATGAACCATTTGAAATACGCAAGAGATGGAAGTTCCCTAATTTAGACCTTGAAACGGTTGCGTTTCAGGAGGTTATAAAGGACAATATTTATGCTGAGATGCGTAGGAGGAAAGAGTTTTTTGGTATTACTGAGCACAATCCAAGAACGAGGAAATCTGACAGGCTGCAAGGTCTTGTTCCCTTTTATGCTTCTGGGAGAGTATATCACCTATCCCACTTCTTGGATTATGAGACACAGTTAAGAAACTACCCAAAGGCTAAGCATGATGACATACTTGATGCAGCCTGGTATTGTTTTAAGTCATCCTACATACCGAGCAAGATTGAGAGGAAGAAGTTTGGTGCCAAGAATAAACCAACAGCAAGAAAGGCTAAATATAATTGGGCAGTTCTGTAAAGGTTGACATAATCAAGCAGTTCCTGGAAGAGATATCCAAGGAGATGGAATTGCAGAATGAAGGTAGTGGCGAAATTATATACGATGCTGTAATTCAATACATAAAAGAGATAAACGATAAACTGAAGGAGAACCAAGATGGAACGCAAAGAGAAGCGTCGGTTTGAGGTGGATTTAAACAAGTTGGCTCATTTGTTAGACTCTGTTATGCAGCCTAACACATTTGCGACGATACACATCAAGATTTACGATGGTAAGATTGCACAGATAATTTACGAAGAGTCCTTGGATTTAAGAAAATTCGAGAAGTAGGAATATGGAACACGAAAATCATGAAATGACTGAACACAGAAAGAATATACGTCTCTTTGAGAAGTATAGTACTGCTGAGCGCAAGGAGTGGGTGAGGCAAATTTCTGATGATGAGCAGTTTAAGCTGGGTGAGCAGTGGACTCCAGAGGAGATACGTGAGCTGGAGGCTCGTGGTCATGCGCCATTGGTCATTAACAGGGTGCTACCCGTTGTAGAGCTGCGTAAGTCTCAGCTTATATCGCAGAATCCCAAGTATAAGGTGTTCCCTCGTGAGAACGCTGACCCCAAGGTGGCTACTGTGATTAAGATGGCTATTGACCATGTTCTGGTGAAGAGCGATGGTGAGACCGTCATCTCTGAGATTGTAGATAGCTCTGAGACAAAGGGCGTGGGTTACGCCTATGTTTACTTTGACCCCTATGCGGACTTTGGGCGTGGTGAGGTTTATTTTGATTTTCTATTGCCTGAAGAGGTATACGTCTCCCCTGAGTCTCGCAAGAGAGACTTTAGCGATGTGCCAATCTTGGTTGTTAAGGAGTTTAGCCGTTCACAGATACGCAACCTCTTCCCTGATATGGCTGACGAGATACTTTCCAAGAAAGACACATCTGGAAGCGTTAATTTCTTAGACAGGACTTATGACAGCGATATAGGTGTTAAGCGTCCTGGTGATGTTACAAAGGAAGAGGTCTATGTCGTATATGAACGATACGAGACAATCAAGAAGAAGCATTACATATTGGACGAACCGTTCCAAGTGTTCGATGAAGAGCAGATTCAAAAGATTGAAGAAGATGCGGCGATGGGTGTGCCAGAAGCGGTTCAAGTGTTGCAATCGGTTAGACCAGTGTGGTTAGACCGAGAGCGTGTCGTTACTACCTGTAATGACGTGACAATACAAGACACTCTGTTGCCATTGCCTATAAGTGGGCACCCTATCATACCGTATGTCAATATCTGGACAAACACTCCCTACCCGATGAGCACGGTTCGTGTGATACGAGGGTTGCAGAAAGAAATTAACAAGCGTCGTAGTCTGTTGATTTCTCACGCAACCAGAAGCTCTGCCTCTCCGCTTATATACGAAGAGGGTTCTACGCCGATGACCCCAGAAGAGCTTGCTACTGCTTGGGCACGTCCTGGTGCAGCTATACCTGTATACAAAGGTTCTTCACCGCCACAGCAGATGCCGCCTCTGCCTCTCCCTGGGGCGTTATACAACCTTGAAGAACTTGCCAAGATGGATATAGAGTATACTACTGGTGTATTCGGGTTATCTCAGGGGCAGGCTTCTCAGGCGCCTGCAACATACTCGGCAACAATAGCAATTGACGAATACGCAACACGACGTATTGCTATTGCAGCGAAAAACTTAAATTTATTCTTAGGTAAGTTGGGACAGCGCGTTTATGAGTTCTGTGCTGCCTTTTACGGAGACAATAAGATGCTCCGTATTACAAACAGCTTAGGTGAGACTGAGGAGGCTGTTGCAAACTTGGTTGTAGACTATTCAGGGACAGTACAGCGGTTGAACGACATCTCTAAAGGCTTTTATGAGGTGGTATTCTTGGGTGGCAGCACCTTGGCTACTTCCAGACAAGCTAAACTTCAGCAGGCGTTGCAACTGTATCAAGCTGGCATACTGGATGACATAGAGGTTTACAAGAACATCGATGGTGTGGATGTAGGAGCCTTGCTTGAACGTAAATCTCAGTTGATGCAAGCTGTTCAGATGAATCAGCAGATGCAACAGCAGATAGAGGAAATGCTGAAACAGATGGAGTCTATCACGGAAGAAAATAAAGAGCTTAAAGAACAGATAGAGTTAGAAAAATTCAAGGCACAGCTTAAACAACAATTGGACGAATTAAAGCTGGCACGAAAAGAGTTGGACTTACAAAAAAAGAGGGTAACACAAAATGAGCGATGAACGAAAATTTTTAGAAGAAGAATTATACGGATGGGGTAAAGATAATGCCGATGAATCCGTAGACAGTGTCTTTGATGCCGAAGGCACGACAGAGGGCGCTGAGGCTGTTCAGCCCGCTGAGCAGACTCCCGAAGTTGCTGAGCAGGGTGTTAAACAGACTGAGGTGGCTAATCAATCAGAAGAACTATTGAAACTAAACCAAATCAAGGAGAAGCTCGCAAAAGTAGAACGTTTTGAGCCTATCCTTCAGAGAATGGAGATAGACCCAGACTTCACTCAGCGTGTTGTTCAGGCTTACTACGGTGATGCCGCCAACCAAAAACAAGAGGCACAGGAACCGCCAAAGCTGACACCGCCGAAGAAGCCTGAGAACTTCGACCCGTATGAAATCTTCGACGAGAGTACTCCGTCTGGGCAGTGGTATAAGGCTCAGCGTGAGTATGAGTTGGAGGTTGAGCGGATGAGGTTGCGGGAGGAAGCAGCTAAGTTAGCACAGGAGCAGGTAGCTCCTATCTTGGATTACTTCCAACAACAGCAGGCAGCAGCCGTAGAACAAAAGGTAATGAATGCCTTGGCTCAAGACCTGAAAACAAAATACCAAGATGCTGACCCTGACGATTTCTTTCAGTGGGCTGCTGATCCCAACAATTTCAATTTAGATAATTTGTTTTATGCTTATCAGTATTCAAAACAACAATCACAGCCCCAGCAAGGTGAGCGGCAATTACCACAGCAGGCTCCTGTAGGCAAGAAGCAGTATGTTGATGCAGTAAAGAACGCACCGCGTCCTGTTGCTCAACAGCCTTCACAGCGTCCCCAGTTGGACGACTCTCAGGAATTCTTGAAAGGCATTGTGTCTGCCACCAAGGATTGGGGTAAGTATTAAGAGGAGACATATAAATGGCTTTCAATAATCCCAAAGACAGTTTTTCTGGCGGTTCTGCTGGTGTGTTATACACTGACCGTCGGACATTTGATATCGACCGCAATGTGGTCAAAGAGCTGAACCCGTCTGTTCAGCCTTATGCATCGTTCTTGATGCAGAATAAAATGGTTGACACTACAGACCCTGATTTCAAAATCTTTGAGCATCGTGCTCAGTGGATTGACATGAAGGCGTTTGTGAACCAGGTCACACCGCCCGCCTGGTCGAGTGGAACCGTGACGGTTACATTTGATGGTGTTGGTGAGGCTGGTGATACTGCAAACATCTCCTGGGTAAAGCCTGGCTATGTAGTCGAGGTTTACGCCAATGATGGGCAGAATGGCTTCACTGGTAGCAAGAAGGCTACTGCGTTGATTACTGCTGTGTCTGGTACGAGTGTAACGCTCAAGTCTATCAGTTCTTCGCCGACTAACTTGGCTGACAACGATATCTTTTACGTTGTTGACCAACTGGCGGAAGAAGGTAGTGGTTCGCCTGACGCATGGCACGATGAGCTGACCGTAGTTTGGAATAGCTGCGGTATCATGAAAACCCCAGTAGAAATCACTGGAACTTTGTATAACATGGCTCTGCGTGGATACAGCAACGAATTGGCACGTTTGCGTGCTGAGAAGTTGATGGAACACAAGGCTCTGTTGAACAAACGTCTGTTGTTTGGTGAGCGTGTCGGTGGCTTAGGTGCCCCGAACCACATCACTGGCTCTAATGGTCGTCTGGTGCGTTCTACCATGGGTGCTTTACCTGCCATTGAGCAGTATGGAGACTCCAACAATAAGTTTGTGTTCTCTAAGGCTACCACTGGTTATGACCAGATTAACGAGTCGTTGGAAAAAGTTTTCCGTTTTACCAACGAACGTGGTGTAAAGTATGGTTTCGGTGCGCCCGATGTCATTACCTACTTTACTGGCACTGGCACAAATTCGTTCTTGGGTAACTCTTCGGCTAACATCCAGGTTACTTCTGGTATGAGCCGTTTTGGTTTCCCGATTCGAGTTATCGAGACTGGTCATGGTGACTTGGCGCTGACGAAGGACTTAGCTCTTCGCGGGCCGTATGCTGGTTATCTGTTGATTCTTGACCCGAAGAATGTTGGTATTCGTGTATTCCGTGATACGAAATACGAGACCGCTATTCAGGACAATGACATCGATGGTATCAAAGACCAGTATATGAGCGACATTGGTCTGGACATCAGCCTGATTGAGTCCCATGCTTATATGAAGTTCACTGCATAACCCCAACCACAAGCTCCCCCTGCCTCTATATGGGGAAAGGGGGAGTGTTTTTTTAAAAAACAATAGGAGAAAGACATGGTTAAGATTCATGTAAAAGACAATGTAACAGTAAATGGCATTCCATTATACAAGGGTATGCGTGTTTTAAGCGATGATGAATTTGAGAAAGTTAAAGTTGCTGTTTGGGTTTATGACCTTGTAGAAGAAAAAGTTGATGAAAAAGAGTTAGACGAAATCAAAAAAGTTAAGTCTAAAGTTAAAGTAAAGAGTAAATAATGGCAGTTACATTTGATGCTCACGGGTTAATAGATAGAGTTGGCAGTCTGCTAAGGATAGACATTAATGCTACGTCTGTCCCCAGCGACAGTGAAGTTGATGACTGGCTTGAGGAGGGGGCGAATGTCCTTTTACGGT